CATTCGGAAAAACGAATAAACTCCCCGTTACCACATTGCCTTTTATACCGGTAAGAGACAGAAACGAACCATCAAAAACGGGCTGCATAAGATTGCAGTAACTCTGTGATGGCACAAAATTTTTGTCGAGCTTCACCGTAGTCGCAATCTCCCATGTTTCACCATTTGAAATTTTGGCGGGTAAACCAGATACTTCCGCGCGAGATTTATCGTGGTACTTTCCGTCGCGTTTACCTTCATTCCACTCTAAATCCCTATCACCGTCGTACCAAGCCCCCTTGGTACCACGTGGGTTATACGGGGACCATGGGTTACCCCGGTGCCGAAGCACAAACTTGAAATGTCTCGGAGCTATTTGTGTAATATTCGTAATCTCCGGAGCGGCGCCACGTGGGAATACGAGGGAATCGTCAACGTTCTTACCCTTGTTAAAATCCGTGAGAGTCTCGGCCACTATAGATCCAGGAGGTGGGTTGCCGATATCCGTTGTTGGTGCGGGGGGCTTCGGAGTGGGTGGGGGAGGTTTAGGCGCAGGAGGTTTAGGTGCGGGAGGCTTTGGAGTGGGTGGAGGAGGTTTAGGAGCGGGAGGCTTGGGTGCAGGAGGTTTAGGGGTTGGTGGGGGTGGTTTTGAAGCGTATGCCTCGTCAACATTATCACTGAATACTTTCTTGGTGACGATTGGACTCAATGGATAGGAGCACGACTTAAGACTCGAGTTCCAGACCAGACCAGAGGGACAGTTCATTTTCGTGGTTCCATTATAGAAGAATGGGTCGCCGTCTTTTCCCCACAGATCATCCTGTTGAGGACGGACGGGGGCAATGTCGTTGTTAGGAAGAGTCGGAAACAACTTGTGCTCGTCGTTGATCGTACCAGTGGGGAAAGCCATATTATACTAATCATATAAAAAATTTGATAAATATTGCGGATGTTTTTTCCCACACATGATGCACGACCCGTCAGACATCGTCTGGTAAATCTTCACCATGAGTATCAAGACGAACGTCATGAGGATAACCAACCCAATCGTTAATGGTAATACCCACGAAGGCACGGGACCCCTGGTACCAACTATCCCTACTTTTTGACACAGTTGCCGTATATTATTCTCTAACATTGCTTTGTTCATCATATAATATGTAATCAAAATACTATTTTTTGAATACATATTATATATTTGCAGGTCTTGTATCGACAAACCGTATTTACAATGAACAACGAATGCTCACGGGTGTCATTATTATACACGACTCAATAGGAGTCCAAAATCTTTTCAAGTCTGTAGACCGAAATTTGCGTTTCGACGGAAAGGTCAGAAATGAGTTTATCACGGAGGTGGAATTTTATCCACGATTTAGTTGGCCGACGTGCGTTCACAATAACGACGCGTCCATTAAAATGTTCTACCAAGAGCGACATTGCCAAAATGGCGAACATATCACACGTGTCATATTCGCACTCAGTTATAATATACACACCGTCGCGTGGCTTAATCTTCAAAATCACTGTCAGTTGACGGTCGCAAAAATGGAGCGTTACTATTCTCCCCGTCCCGTATATCCTAACATGTCCTGAGAAATTTATGAGATGGCACAATGTCGGGGGATAATACGTGTATTGCCCCTTGGTGTTCAGAGCGTGGACCAAATAATCACTCACGGTGACAGCTACCTTCTGGGCTGCTCTTCTCATATCATCTGCGTTTCTGAGACCGCAATATTTCACATATATATTTCTAACAATATCTGATGGAAGTTCGTCCATAAAATCGGTCAATATTTTTTTTGCCATTGTCGTTTTCAAGTCGTTGACCCTGCCAAAAAAACTTATTTGATTATATAAATGGGAAACTTTCTGATTCTACTTCTCCTAGCAGGCATCGTCATGATTGTCACAAACCAACTCACATACGACCGTCCTAGAGAAATCCAATATAGATACTTACCTAGGGATCTGGATACATACATCCGGACCGAGGAATTCCCCAGTGCTTTGTTCGGCAGCATGTGGACTTCTGAGGGAGACGTACGCCGTGGCGGAGATGGTGGCCCCAACCCTCCTGGTATACGCCAGTCTAATTAAACAATTTAAAGCCAAATGTAATACAATATATAAGATGACTGAATATCAGCTATCGGTGATCGCCACGGAACATTTGGAAAGGAGTAAGGTTGTCATCGCAGGCTTAAACTCGAAATACGGCCAGGGGCGAAAAGAGCCCATTAAATGGCTTCCTCCAGAAAATGGGGCGTTGCGGACGTTGCTGCGCGACCCCAGAGCCTTGGACGATGATATAAAGAGTCTGGTAGCAGCATTCCCGGATGTGAGAGCACGCGCCTGTGATGTCGAATACATTGTCAATCGCCCAGAACTGATAGATCTCTTGCACTTGGATGAATTCGCAAAGGCCCGCATCGGATTTCTGCGGTTGATGGAAGAAATCGCCAATATGGAATGTCCGTCTCAAGATAGTGTCTGATTCAAAACCTCTTGTTACAGCAGTACACGTGTATTATTGCGAAGAATATCGCCAGAAAGAGTCTGAAGCGTGTAATGCATATAATCCAGTGGCCACGCAATATCGGTCAGGCAGATGTTGAAGCAATAATCGTCATTTGACCCAGGTTTAATCATATCATCACACTCAAGCATAAAAGCAGTATCAACATCTGTAATGTATCTCTTCTCACCACTCCCCACTCCCCATAAGAAACAAACAAACAAAGACCTCCAAAGCCCCTTACTAACAACTTAACAGTCCTCAACACAACCAAAACAACTACTTACAATGGCTCCTATTTACACTGCTAAGACTTTTGATGCCGCCGCCATCCACTTCGGTCCCGTTGAGAAGAACAAGATGGGCGGAAAGTTCATCCCTCTGACCAACGAGCAAGGCAACAAGACCAAGGTCACTCTGCAGTTCCCCACCATGCACCTGCCCTTCGGCCTGTCAGGATACCGCGAGAAGCCTGAGGACGAGCCTACTTCTTACAGTGCTGATCTGTCCTTCCGCGGGCTCGATGAGAACCAGAATGTCAAGACCATCCTTGACAAGATGAATGCGCTCGACCAGCACCTGATTGACGCTGCCCACGCAAACTCCGTCGCTTGGTTCGGCAAGCAGAAGTCTCGGGAGCTCCTGGAGGACACCTACCGCAAGCTCACTAAGGTGGACCCATCCGGCAAGTATGCTCCTATGCTCAAGGCCAAGATTACGATGCTAGGCGATAAGCCCAATGTGCAGATTTTCGACACCGACAAGACCTCAATTGGTATTGAGGATGTCCCCCGCGGCTCTACCGTCAAGGTGATTGCCGAGATCGCAAGTGTTTGGCAGGTGGGCGCAGGCACTCTCTGGGGTGTGACCTGGCGGGCTGTCCAAATTCTCGTGGTGGAGAAGCCCAATAAGCTGTCCGACTTTGCCTTCGTGGATGACGGCGATGAAATTGCCGAAGACACTGCCGACGAGGCCGACATTGATACCAAGAGTCCCGAAGACAACATGTACGACAAGTTCCTTTGAAAACACAACCATTATGTAAAATCTTAATTTAAACAATCACAGTCACAGGAAACCGTTCAGCTTATTCTCGGTGGTGATCTTATCAAGGTATTTCTCAGTATGCGATTCTATCTTCTGATGGCGGAATTTTACATCTTCAGGCACTCCTTGATGGTATTCTCTCGGATTTGTCACTCGAAGTTTGGCAGCATCTTGTAACGATATCTTCGTTCTTTTAGAACCGCGTTCCGTTTCTAAAAAATCGCACACACCGTTGGCAGGAGGTCGTAAACATAACGCATCTACCGCTTCGTGCGTGTATGTCTGTATCGCTTTCTTCTTCCCCATTATCCGCTCGGTTCCGTCCGGTAGCTTTTCTATGATTTTCCTGTCTCTTTCTACCAATGCCCCGGGAAGTTTCTTGGCATCTCGCGTGAACATCAACATCTTTCCAGGCATTGTTGCGATATGTTCGGGTGCTCTGTATCCCAGATGGTCAAGCTCTCGTAGATACTCCAAGAAATCCTCTTTGGTCGTCCTCTCGGGAAGAACCAGGGTGACATTGGTGATGTTCGTACTATTGTCAATATTATCACCGATGTGATTGTGGCTATTGTCTACTCTATTGTCATTATTAGTTGTGACTTGTGAACCGCGAGACGCCAAATAGTCTTTCTTCATCACGAACTCTGTCACATCATTTGTCATTTCGTGTCCACACGCCGCTTTCTTATGCCTGTTAGCATTTCCTGCGTGTGTTGATATATAACCACAACCACACGTGTATACTTGAAACTTGTAAGTTGGTATATCCATCTGCATTTGTAGATATGCTTAATCATTAAATTGTTAGGTGATTAATCATTTGGCGATTAATCACTAAAAATTTTTATTCTTTTTTTTATTTTTATTTCCCTGAGAATTTTTACATAGTTGTTAAACGTTTCAAGTAAGCTTTGAAGTCGTAAACTCATAGAATATTTGTCTGGCGACATCGCAATTTGAAATCATCTCGGTGTTAGATTTCATACACCCAGCATCCCGCATAAGTTTTTTGAGGTCTGCTTCATCGGTCTTGATGTCCGTTGACAAATAGCACAGGATTGAAGGACAACCAAAAGTAGAATACCTCGTCTTCAATTTCTTAATGTTCGTGTTCTTCGTGCGTCCAATCTTCCCCCGGTCTGGGACGTCTTTGTCGGTGATGAAATATATGATGCCAGTGTGTGGGGTGTCGTCTAACTCAATCTCAACGTTGACGGTATCAACAGATGCCGCCATCTTCGCCAGATAGCTTTTAAGTTTCTCATTTTCAATCTGTAGTTGTGTAACCGCGTTATTAAGACGCTCTCGCTCGCCAATCAACAGTTGTTCTCGTTGTAGACATTCTTTCAACATAAAATCATTCGGTCGCTCGCGATTAAAACAGTCCTTTGGCACAAATTCCGTCAGTTCACTTGTCATTGTATGTCCACACGACACTTTCTTATGCTTGTTAGAGTTTCCACAATGTGTTGTTTTATAACCACATCCACATACATACAACGCCAACTTGAAAGTGTCTATATCCATCTTTGTATAGAAGACTTTAAAAAGTAGTATATACGATTAATTTGACGATATGGTACGCCCACGATTGTCGTTTGCCCCTGGTAGTCTCATATCAACACGCTGATGTATAAAACAAGAGCGCGGTAATAGTAATGTATCTTCCTCCCCACCTCCCCCACTTCTCATAGGATACAAACAAACAAAGACCCCCCAAAGCCCCCAATTAACAACTTAATAATCCTCAACACAACCAAAACAACTACTTTCAAAATGGCTCCCATCTACACCGCTAAGACCTTCGAGCCCGCCTCTATTTGCTTCGGCCCTGTCGAGAAGAACAAGATGGGTGGCAAGTTTATTCCCATCGTCGACAAGAACGGTACCAAGACCAAGGTCACTCTGCAGTTCCCTGCGATGAATCTGCCCTTCGGCATCTCCGCTTACCGCGACCGCCCCGAGAACGACCCAATGTCTTACAGCGTGGATCTGTCTTTCCGCGGGTATGAGACCAACGAGAACACCCTGCTTCTCTTCAACAAGCTCACTGAGTTTGATCGCCACCTGATCGACGCTGCATACGAGAACAGTGTCGCTTGGTTCGGCAAGCAGAAGTCCCGCGAGCTCCTGGAGGACACCTACCGCAAGCTGACCAAGGTCGACCCATCTGGTAAGTATGCCCCTATGACCAAGGCCAAGGTTTCCCTCAGGAACGGCAAGCCCAATGTGCAAGTCTTCGACACCGACAAGAGCAACATTACCGTGGATGATGTCCCTCGTGGTGCCACTGTCAAGGTGATTGCTGAGATTGGGAGCGTGTGGTTCATCGGCTCCGGCACTAGCTGGGGCGTGACCTTCCAGGCTCTTCAGCTGCTGGTGACCGAGAAGCCAAACAAGATGTCAGATTTTGCATTCGTGGCCGAGGACGGCGAAGACGACGAGACCCCCGTGAGCTCTGAGCCCATGTTCGACAGCGAATAATTTTTTTTAAAATAATGTATGTAATTAATAAATGCCGTTAACTCAACACATTGTAAACATAGACTCTACATTCAGAGATACGTCAGCATACCCAACTCCAGCTCAATATCAGATCACACTTCCCAGCAGATACAGAAATATACAAGAAGCTCGCCTCTTACAAATGGATTTCCCGGACGTTCTACCGCAGAGAAAATACGTATACGTCAAAATAAATGAACTTAATTTTATAGATGACGTTGGCCCTGGTGGTGTCAACTCTTATTTTGCCAAGGTTCCATTATTTAGCGAGCGTGGAAATATTTTCTTTATAGATTCCTTGAACTTTAGCATTCCGGATAACATACTGCAGAATCCCATAGCATCCTTGGACAAACTCAGTATAAGTATGACCGACTCGCTCGGCAATCTTATACCAATCCCCGCCTCTGGAAATGATCACACGATGATGATCCAATTAACATGCGGTGATTATGTCAACAACGGTGGTGGAAGCACAATCACGACTCACGGAAGGATTCTGGGTGGGACGAGATAAATTTATATTAAAATAATATTCATAATTAGTAAATGCCCGTAACAAAGCACATTATCAATATAGACTCGGCAGGAAGAGATACGACGGCATATCCAACTCCATCACAGTATCAGATACCGCTAGCTTCTAGATATAGGAATATATGGGAGGCAAGATTGGTCAATATAACCATCCCGGAACTCGATCCGCCAAGGCGAAACATGTTTCTTAAAATAGATAATTTAAATCAAGTCGACGGGACTGCTAATTCGGCTGGTGTTAATTTCTGTTTTGCCAAACTTCCTCTGGTGTTACAAATTTCAAATAATTTTTATATCGATTCACTCAGTGTCAGTGTTCCTCCTTCTATTTTGCAGAACCCAATTGCCTCTATGGACAAGCTAAACATAACTTTCACGGATTCTCGTGGAAATATCATATCAATGACCGCGGGGAACGATCATTCCATGCAGATAGAATTGACATGCGGTGATTACATAAACAACGGTGGCGGAAGCACAATCACACAGCACGGAAGAATTCTGGGTGGGACGAGATGATTGTCATTTGTCCCCGGCACAAAAAAACTATAAACACGCGTTGTTATCGTTTTCAATGTAAAATTTATTATATTGAAAAGATATGAATACCACCATTCGTCCCGGATACTATGTGTATGAGCGTTCTTTCCACGAGAAACTCGTGCCTTCTCATCTGAAGAATGGTGGTACTTCTAATGTACCTATCCGGTTCGAGAAGAAGACCGCGATGGAGATATCTAAGATCCTGAACATTTCCATGGCAGTTCATGGAAGATTTGTAGGAGCACTGGAGATGCGTGATGACGACATCATAGTATCCGAGAACATCAAGAAATATACAGAGGACGATATGATAGCGATAGATTTCGAATACTTTTCAATCATGACCATAGACGAATAACTTAACACTTTTGTAATAGCGTATATCACGCACTTTCAAAAATGAAGCAAAACAAGGATATTGCCAAGGAGAAGGAGAACAACGCTTCTTACTACGAAGAAGAAGAAATAGAAGAATACTCGCTGGTCGAGGACGACGAGGAAGTTTGGTTCGATTACATGTCCGAGGAAATTGTTACGGCATATCACGTTCTACAGGAGTTCATTGCGTCTCAGGGTATCCCTCTGTTGGATAACTGTCAGTTTCCCGATTTCGTAGACTTCTGCTATCGGTTCTCTTCTGGTCGCAAGCCCGCGTGTTAACGCCACTCAGTTATCAAAATCTATTTGAAATTTACATTCTAGTCTTTTTTTAAGTTCGGGAGTCAGTTCCACTAACTCGCCCCCGATCCAGATCGTATCGCATCCTTTGTTGTTGGGGAATCTGCAACGCAGCCCTGATTTGTCCTTGGTCCCAAAGAATGGAAACTTCTTGTCAAAAGCCGGGTCTTGTGCGATAGATGAGTAGTATATCTTCATGAAATCATTAGGGGCATTGTAATCACTGTAATTTTCGCGTTTCCTTGTAATAAACACAATAATACCAATTACGGCGGCGAGAATCAGGGCAATCAACAAGTATTGCATAATATATATATAAAAATATATTATATTATATAAAGTATAAGCATGTCGTCCGAAGAACTTGCTCGCAGCGTGGGCGGTCCGTATCCCCTAAATGCGACACTGCGTAGCGTCTTCGAGGAAAACCGCTACAGTCCATTAGACGGTGCAGAACTTCGTCTGGCTCCAAGTTCCAACTCGGTGGATCCTACCGCTAAGAGATGCTTCACTGAGGCCGAACTAGCTCAGAAATGCCCAACGTTGCTGTTCGAGAAGAAACCAGAACCCGCCAAGCCAACTGATACGTGTACCGGTTATTTCCCGGTTGATTTTGGCGACGGATATGTGAAAGATTTCGGTGATACCGACAATAACGGAGGGTTTACTCCCTCTATCCCCTCTGCCAGAATAGAGGAATATCAGTTCCCTACCGCTCCTTCCAACAAGACGCTCTCTACAAAGGGAAACACCGAGACTACCATCAAGCAGGGCACTCTCGTCATCAAGATGTTACCACGCGTCGCTCAGGCAGTTCAAAGTATAAAATGGAACGGGAAAGAATATCTCAAAACCCCTATGTTCGCCACGGCGGCTGTCGATGTCCCACAGGGCGTTTCTGATAAAGTGACTCGCGTTGGAGAAACAAACTCGGTGGCAAAAAGCACTTCTAAGGTAGTATCAGTTGCCGCTAGTGCCACATCGGCATTCACGCAAGTTCAGGCTGCGTACTCTCTGCCTCCGGGAACTGTCCTAGGCGGTAAGCGCGTGAGCCACACGTCGACTCTCAGCACGACCAACATAACAAAGAACATCTCTATCGCGTCCAACATGGTGGCTCGTTATACTTCCGGCATATCCCTTGAGAACCCCTTCGTGAGCGGGCGTTTCAATATACCTATGTTCACATTGACTCCCGAGTTCAAGAAGATTTATGTTTACAGAAAGAGCAAAAACGCATGGGAAATCCCTACGCAAGCTCAGCTTACTCTTGACAACAAAGATGTCCTGGCAATCATATTTACGAACACCAGTCAGACTCATGCGATGGGTGTGAGACCAATCGGGTTCCCCAGACCCAAGAAATTTGGTTCCACGTTTAACAATAATCTGACGACCAACATCGTGAGAAGCGAGACCGGCGTGACTGTTGCGACGACTCTGACGGTCGGGACCAGGGGTGGAAACGCTAATAAAGTGTACGCACCCGCCGGTATTTACACAGTCGTGCAAGACAATATCTTCGGGACCCACAAATATGTATACGACCTCCTGAACAAAATATACGCCAAGGACACTGGCAAATGCCCACCGTGCAAGCCCGTCACACCTGCGAAAACCCGCACTGTCGATGGTTCTGTTGTAAAGGTTATCAGCCCTAACCAAGTCCAGATAAAGTACACCAAACCAGACAAGACGGTTGTTATTTCGACGGTAACCAAGAGTGTTCACAATATGAAATTAGGAGAAATTATCAACGTGGTTATCGCATTCGACTCACCATACGCTTTCAAAGCGATCAGCAAGAAAGCCGCATCTAAACCGGCGGTCCCGGAGAAGATAACCGTCGAGGGAACTGTCTTGAAGGTCATCAACAGGTCTCAGGTGGAAATTCGCTTCACTAAGCCCAACAAAGAAATGGTCACGAGGTCCGTGGACAAAGACGATCACATGATGGTTGTCGGAGAGAAAATCAACGTGGTTCTGCAGAAGGGAGGACTATATCCTCTGATATCTATATCCAAGAAGACCGCTCCCAAACCAGGACCTGCAGGAATTCGCACAGTGGACGCAAGGATTCTTAAAGTGATTAACGCCAACCAGGTGCAGATCAGGTTCACAAATCCCGCAAAGAAAATAATCACAATCAACGTGGCCAAGAATGCACACAATATGAAGGTCCACGAGATCATCGACGTCAACTTGAAGAGTGTATCCCCATATGCAATTGTGAGTATCGCCAAGAAGACCGCCCCCAAGCCCGCTCCCAAACCCGCACCCAAGCCCGCTCCAAAGCCCACACCTTCTTCTGACAACCGTGTTGTCGTTGGAAAGGTAACGCAAGTACTCACCAAAGACCGGGTGAAGATTCAATTCAAGAATCCTGCGAACAAACTCATAACGTACACCATCACCAAGAAGGCGCACAACATGAAGACCGGTGAGATGATCAACATCACTATTAAAAAGGTAGCACCTTTCAAATTCGTTGCCATCTCCAAGAGGACCGCACCCAAACCCGCTCCTAAACCCGCACCCAAACCCGCACCCAAGCCCGCTCCTACTGCCAATCGCGTCATTGCCGGAACCGTGGCAAAGGTCATCAACGCCAACCAAGTACAGATCAAGTATACAAAGCCCGACAAGAAAGCGGTCATCATGACCACCACCAAGAATGCACACAACATGAAGCTCAATGAGGCCATCAACGTCACCATCAAAAACACAGCCCCTTATGCGTTCATCGCCATCGCAAAGAAAGGCGCTCCCAAGCCCGCTCCTAAGCCCGCTCCCAAACCCGCACCCAAGCCCGCTCCCAAACCCGCACCCAAGCCCGCTCCTAAGCCCGCTCCCAAACCCGCACCCAAGCCCGCACCCAAGCCCGCACCTGTACAAGGAACTCGTGTGATTGCCGCTCGTGTCACTAAAGTTGTCACCCCTAACAGTGTAGCAATTCGTTTCACCGATCCTGCTAAGAAGGTGAGAGACCTTACAATGACCAAAAACGCACACAACATGAAGTTGAATGAAATCATTAACCTCACCATTAAGAATGTGCCCACATACCCCGCGATGTCTATTGCCAAGAAATGATTTAGTTTATCCATTCCATTGTTTCCCCAAATGCCTCATCTGAGAACAGATCTTCTCCACCAATGTTAGGCTTACGCGTGTTCTCAAACACCAGAGAAGACTTCTCCATAGCGTCCTTTACGAAGATATCGTCCAACATGTTTTCGTACAGATTTCTAAGAGTATCAACCTCCTCGAGCATGCGCTGTTCGTACAAGTACAGCTCGTGGTGGAGAGCGTAGTTGTTCTTCAGATATGTTTGTTCCTCCTTGGTATAACGTTTTTCAAAATGATCGCAATCCCAGTGCCCAATAATCCCAACTGGGATGACAGATCTCTGATACTCGCAGTAGGCAATCTCTTCGAATGCAAGCTCCATGAGGTGCTCCAGATCGTTTAGGGCGACGGCCATGCTTGCTGAGGTTTTGGTTGTTTTAGAGAGTGTTTATTTATTTGGTAATTACAAGACTCGGGTGCTCTATTTATGGTAAAATTCATGCCGGGATCAAATGACATTTTCCGGGGTCAAACAACACATCAAAAACAAAGCAAGACATGCTAAGCATACAAAAAAGCACATGGGAAAGAATGAAATGTATTAGATGTATTAAATTAGATGTATTAGATATTTAAGGACTGTTCGTAATATATTGATTTACCTTTTTTTTGATAAAGAAATGTCTAAACAGTACTGAGCACATGATAATCATTGCCGGGGCGACAAACATGATGAACAGACCGTAAATACTATGTAATCCTACACCCTTTGTGTTATTTACACACGTCTCTCTGTCGCTATAATCAAATACGAATTCGATGCCTCGAACATTTTCTTTAATTTTGAGTATATTTTCCTCGCCGAATTTGCGAGCAATAAACACATATTTTGATACTCCGATGCCCATGAGAGGTTTCATCACTTCTTCGCACGTTTTGATATTTCTGAGTAGATAATTCTCCGCGACAATGAAATCAAAGGAACCAGAATCGTGTAAGTCGGGAATGTTGATAAAGTTAACGGGAACTGACCTGTCAATAGGTAAAACAGAGTACACTGAGTCTTCTACGAATATTTTCATATCAGAGCGAACATGTATAAGCGGGTTGGCATTATGATTATACAACACGAAAGCGGTTAGGTTTGACGCATATAAGGAGAGGGTAATGAAAGAAAATATACTTACGAATACGGATAACACATACGAAGTGTTTTTAGTGGGGAGGACGTCGTTCAGAAGATCTATACCAGTGTGTGCGTGAATACTATCTGGTAAAAATTTAATAAAGTTCCCTATAACGGTCTCTCCCTCGTCATATTCCACAATCGCCATAACAAATGGTGTGAGTATAAACAAAACTACCGCGATTAAAATCCACAGTCTCGGGCTAAAAGGTTTCAGGAAATCCCATGGGCTGTAACCGACTTGGGACTTATATAACGCAGATACGGTATCTGTGTTATAAATGGTATTAAACCCCCAATAGTCGGTTATGTTTCCAAGGTTATAATTCTTCCCGAATATGATGTCACAACCAAGGTCAGGGGCAACGTCCTCATCTGGGATGCATGTTTTAACTAAATTGAAACAATTATAAGTCAATGCGACTAATTTAGCCAAAAACTGGTCTGCCACTCCCGTGAACCCACAATCGGAATTGAACGAGTCTCCTGTCAAAGAGCAGGACGACCCTACATCACACCATGTGACTGAGGATGGAATAAAACACGCGGTGATGTTCACTACATCTTCGACCGGACACGCCATTGTATATTAACTTATATGAGTCATAACTGCCATATAAGTTAATATAAACGACAATATGTCTAATATATCAGCTGCGATGACTGCGCTCAACATATGTTTCGTAGATTATGTATATCCATACGCGTGTGGTAATAAGAGATGGGCGATAATAGGTATACTTCAAAAAGTTTTTAAAATGTATACTGGGATGGACATAGGGATGATATGTATCCCATCGGAACTTTCATACGACCAACAGGTCGATGCAGATAGCTCCGTGATTGAAACTTGCATTGCCTTTACGGGAGTTGAATCGACCACTCTTTCGCAACTTTCTAATCAAGAGCTGGTTATCACAGGGCCCTTGTATAATTATTCGAGGGATTTTGTTATGCCAGTTTCTTTGAGTGATAGGGAAACTGCAGTTTATTCGGGCTGGGGGTTTGTAAACGTGCTCGATTGGTCAGTGTGGCTTGTATTAATAGGCGTAACATTTATCGCGTTAGGGATACAGGCGTTGATGAAATACATATCCGTGGATGCATCTCCGTCTCTAGACAAAGAAACATCTGCCGAGATCATGTCACGATCCATATTGTCGACGATTGGTTATTCCCGTCTGTATCAGGGAGGTAGTCATATTATATCACGTCATCTATTGTCATGTTGCATGGCGTTTTTCTCAGTGGGTATTGTATCACTGTATTGTTCTAATTTGATCAATTTCTTCTATAAGGACAGTGACTTCTACCGCTATTTGCCACCCACTTCCGCGATAGGGGTGCATCCTGCATTAAAGGATATCATATCACTCGAAACTTTTGGTCTGTTTTCAGGGAAAAGACAGGCGCTACGAATTATTAATATGATGCCAGACGCAGTGTTTTATGACAATGTCGTACCAGTGGTAACACGAACCGTCGGAGAGAGTTTTAAGAATGCTACTACGACATTGCGGTCTTTGGGAGGGTATCAGACAATTTATGAAGTATTCCTCGCCAAGCAGTTCATAAACGGAATATCAAACGCTACATCAATTCCCGTTCAAGATATAATGGTTTCCATAAACCGTGAGATTTCTAGTCTGAGAACGTCTCAGACCAGCTTAGAATTCTATCTTAACGATGATCTTACAACAAGATGGGGAAATTCCCCGCTTGCTATAAAAGACATCTACGGGGTGTTTATAATTCTGTTATTTGGTTACGTGGCGTCTATCTTGTTCAGAATATTCTTCACCAAAAAAACAGGTCTCCGGGAGCTGATTATGTGCAGACATTGCTTCCTAAAAGAAGATAAAGTAACGGCGAGTCCTGATTTGGAATTCAAGGTTGAAGACCTCCAAATTGAAAACAATAACGTGGACATAGAACCCGTTGTCAAGGAAATAGAACTCACCGAGATTGAAGTCTCAGATTTTGATCTTGAATCAGTTGCAAGCAAATGATTTTCCTTTGCCAAAGTTGGCATTCACGCAAAAAGTCCCGACATAAGTTTTGTAATCGAGGTTTTCGTATTTACGATTTGCATCACGAGGGTCTTTAATAAACTTCCCTGCAGAGTCGAGTACGGTGAGCTCTGATAGTCCTCTTTTATGAGCCCATAACCCTGCTGCGCGGATAAGTATCGGGTCCCCCTTGGCGGGTTTATTTGTCGGGGAGTTCAGTTGGTTTCTATTGACACCGATATTTTTTGCGAGAGAATTCACGTTTTTCTGACCGTCGCTCTCGATGAGGACATCTCCCATCTGGCGATACCAGTGATAGTCGTTACCTTTGTCCACAAAAGCCATAATTTTGTAATAGTTTTTCTTGCATTTTACACATGGAGATGACACGTATCCTCCGTTTGTCTTTGTGTCCAGGTCCGCTATGACCTTTTTTTTTAGTACCGCCGGATCCGTGAGATCATCGTACGGTTTGAGAGTTTTTGATAATTCCCCTGGCTGTAGTTTTCTGTTTTCCGAGGCTTTAAAAAAGTCGATCGCAAATCCATAGCAATTATTGTTCCTTTTTCCCCATCGCTCTCCGCCGTAAACATAATTTGTAAATGGTTCCTCGCTGCCAGACAGCGGCAGACCACCTTTCGCTATTTTGGCCAACGACCCGTCGGAGGACCTGGGAGCGTTATTCGTGTTGTTATTTTTAATCATTTACATATATGTAATATTTTTAATTATCACAAATAGATGATTGTTGCTGAGTCAGGCAGTGAAGATTACCCCCGCCCAGTAGAAGTTCGCGAGAATAAAACCCGATGACCTTTCTGTCCGGAAATATGCGCTTGAATTGTTCTTCTGCGAGTTTGTCATATTTCTCATCGCCAAATGTTGGGAAGATGATAGCACCGTTCGGCATGATGAAGTTTACGTACGACGCTGCCAAACGATCACCAGCTACGCGAGCAACTGCCTCTCCAGAATTTACCACACCTTGTGCTTCTTCCTCGGTAATGTACATGTCATCGGGAATGTGGATTTTATGAACAATCAACTTACGACCTTTGGCGTCTGTTATATTTATCAGATGATCATACGCTGCCTTGGAGCGCTTGTACTGTGGATGTTCTTTGTTGTCCGTCCATGCGAGTAGCACTTCGCCAGGTCTTGCAAAAGCCGCCATGTTATCGATATGGCCGTTGGTTTCGTCGTCAACAATACCATGCTCGAGCCAAATGATTTTTTCAACGTTCAAGTATTTCTTCAGGTTCTCTTCGAGCTCCGCACCTGTAAAATGCGAGTTCCTGCCCTCGTCGAGAAGACACTCCTTGGTGGTCATACACGTTCCATTTCCGTCGACGTGAATAGAGCCTCCCTCCAAAATAAACGAAGGCTTGTACACACTCACCCCTTGGATTTTGCACATAAATCCGGCTACCTTTTCATCATTTTTCCAAGAAGTATACAAACCGTTGACGATCCCTCCCCATGCATTGAACCCCCATGACACGCCCCGGATTTCTTTCCCGTTTGTAACGAATGTCGCTCCGGTGTCGCGCACCCAGGCATCGTCTGTTTCTCCGACCACGATACTTACGGTTTCATCCACACTCGACAACGCAGCTCTCACACACCTTCGAGGGACTATCATAATGACTCTTTCAAACTTGCTTACCAGGTTCGCAAGACTGCATATTGCCTTTTGAGCATCTTTGGCGTTATTCCTCCAATTATCAGCTCGGTGCGGAAACGCCATCCATGTCAAAGCATGGGGCTCAAACTCACCAGGCATACGATAATTATCGTCCCTCGGGATAGCCATTTTAAATAAAAAATTTGTATCGCGCTTATGTTAAATATACATACTTGTCAATATATATGTAGATTAATTTAACAATATTAATAAAGAAAAGTTTATATAGAATGAGTAGGTTCGACAAAGCCATCCAATCTCTTCAACCCAGTATTAAGGATATCGTTCGGACATTTTTGCTGGACACAAATTTTGGGGAAGAGGACCGTAGAGCCCTGTTGATCAATTTCACGACCCCCGCCGATGAACAGTTGGGGTTTCGAAGGCTCGAACTCAATACATATAAAGACGGTCGTGTTCCGGGGTTGTATCACGATACGAATATAGTGGAGTATAAAAAGATGCCTCCCTACATCCCCCTAATCAAAACTCCCGAAGGAGAGGTAGTGAAACAAACGTTGGAAACCGTTATGAACTTGATCGATTCTGTCACCATCAAGCACATCCACAGTATCTATATGCGAAAGTATTATTGTTATTCCGAAAGCAATATCATATACGACTGGCGCGATGTAGCTGACTTGGCTAAGGAAGCTTCTAGAGATAAGACGACACATCATATCAAATGAGTATATATCGACATACTCATTCATTTAATACTAATATATTTGTGTATCTCAGAATGGTTCAGAAGACGTTTTATCACGTGGTATCTACGCCCGCGGAAATTAGAACCAGAGCAGTAGACATGCTCAACGCGGTCGTCGGAGATATTCGCACCGCAAAACTTCTGGAAAAAGCGACGTGGAATCATGCGGTAAGTTTCTGCAAAAAGAATGATCTTGCGTTGTATTGGGATAATCGCGCATTTAGGGATGCATACACACACAAGGTACTGGGGGTTCGGTATGTCGCGCGAGAACGCCCGGATGTCCTCCAGAAATACATGGAACTTGACCCTACCCTCGTATCATTCGTGAACGCCAAGCCGCACGAGATATGCCCCGACAAATGGGCGAAAGCTTTCGAGGACGCTGCTCGCAAGGCACTTCGCTTCACAGACGCGTCGGCGATGGACCCCGAACTAATGCCAGATGGTATCCTAACGTGTAAGTGCGGGAGCAGGAAGACGAGCTATTATGAAATGCAAACGAGGTCGGCAGACGAGCCCATGACTGTGTTTGCAAGATGTCATATGTGTAGTGCCAAATGGAAGCAATAAATATCAGATAAAATATATTAATATTAATATGGTACTTTTAAGGTTATTTAATAAAATTAAAGACATCAGTAAAAGTTTTTTTTCTGTTGAAAATAATTGGATTTCTACAGGATTCCCTTCAAACCCGTCATGGGGGTGGAATAAAGCAGCGCCGAAAACGTCTCTCGAAAATATTGGAATGGCTCACACAGCCAATACTTTCATGTTAAATTTAGTCGAACTAGTTCATTGGGCTCCGATTATCCCAGCATTTTTAATGGCACAGTCCGTGCTCACCCATAGCGATAAGTGGACGCGTTATTTTGATAATGACATGCAACGAGCACTTTTATTTCTTCTCTCTCCAATAATCGCATTTTTCGGCGGTCTCCCGGGTATCATGATGCACACCTACGAAGGGTGGCAGGTGGCTCCTTTTGATAGTCCATTGAGAGGAGAATTAGAGAACACAAACGTGATTGTTTCTGATAAAAACAACCAGTGGCTGCGAATTGTTGCTTATTTTTTTATCTTCAATATGCAGTATATTGGGTTACAAGCATTCTCATACGCGGTCTTGGGGCCTACTTATTTTTATGGTTGTTTAAAATTTTTATCGATTATGGGTTTCTTTCTTGGTTATCTAGGTAATCAAGATTGTAAAGCTACATTTATGTTTAAATGGAAGCAAACTGCAGGGGGTTCGACATTTCCATTAGCGTGGACTACGTTGATACCGTTCATGCTATCCGCGTTATTAAATATGTATGCTTTTGTAAATTTAGGCATCTTGATATTTACAGGTCCGTTTACTATAATTAATTCAATACTTCCACCTTTTTTAATTGCTTTAGGAGGTGTCATTGAAGGTTTGTTTGCAGAAACAATATTCGATCAAAAAATACATGCTTTTGCAGTAATTCTTTTTAACGCAGGATTCTGGCTCGAACTTAATATGATCACAAAAGGGGGAGAAATGCTTTCGTGGAACGATAAATGAAAGCAATAATTTTACATGTAATAAAGATAATCATCGAACAACATCACGAGGGCGTGGATAATTTCGGCGAGCATTTTAATTAAACAATAAAAGGAAAACACTTGCTTTTATTGTGTAAAATATCCATGGTCAAATGATATTACATCAGCTTATATTTTATTTAACCATGTATGAAAATATGATTTGTCGATACGAAGGTCATCATATTGACACTCCGTGTTATAAAATACATCATTGGATATGTAAACAAATAATACACCATGGACTTCGAGTCTACTCTCAATCATCCTCTGGATGACCTCCAAATGGAAGGTGTCAAAAGTATGACGAATAATAATTCGGTCTTCGCCGCAATGCCCACGGGTTCTGGAAAGACGATTTTCGCAGAATATGCTTGGCATCTCTCGCGCGAAGCAGGAACCAAGATGATTTACTGCGCACCTCTAAAGGCTATAAGTAATCAAAAATACCAAGATTTTAAAAAGAAGTTTGGCGAAGACAACGTGGGTATCATCACCGGCGATGTCGTCGTGAACGAAAACGCGAATTTACTTATAATGACTACCGAAATCCTGAGGGCTCTCGTATTCGCTCGCGACGTTCGTTTGAACGATGTCAAGTGGATGGTCTTCGACGAGATCCATTACTTGAACGACCCTTCCCGTGGTACTGTTTATGAGGAAACACTCATTTTGATGCCAGACACAATGAGGGCAGTGTTTCTATCTGCGACCGTTCCAAACGCACGCGAGTTCGCCACATGGTTCGGTGGATTGAAGAACCATCAGGTGGACGTGATTTTCACGGCGAAACGACCGGTCCCACTGAGTTTCCACGTCATTGACAACAACGAAATAAAAGACATCTCGGAATTTGACAAGATCAAGTCCGACGCCCCTACCGTAATCGACAAGAAGCTCGTGAAGCTTCTGCAGGATAATCAGATGACTCCGAGCATCTTTTTTTCTTGCAACAAGATCAGGATCGAAGCGCTGGCGAACAGGCTCTCCAAAGAAGGCGATATTGTGACTGTATACGAATCGAAGAACATCAAGAAGACATTCGAAGATCTGCTCCGGAAATACAAGATCCCCGAAGAGTACACATTCCATCAAAAATACATGGGATATGCCGTGGAGGGCATTGCTGTCCATCATGCTGGAATGCCACCGTACGTGAAGGAAATCATCGAGATGTTGTTTTGCAAAGGAATGCTGCCAATCCTTATCTCAACGGAGACATTCGCGGTGGGCGTTAATGGTCCTGCACGATCTGTGGTATTTGAATCTCTTTACAAGTTCGACGGCTCAGAGCACAGGATATTTCGCGAGTCAGAATTTGTCCAAATGGCTGGTCGAGCAGGGCGTCGAGGGTTTGACACGGAGGGTTCGGTGTTTGTCTTGTACGACCCGACCGTGCCAAAGAATCAGATGGCAAAACTGATTGTAGGAAAGCCAGAGGCACTAAGGTCTTCGTTGAAGATGTCCGCAGGGTTTGTGCTTCGTTGCATGCAGAGGAACATTGACGTTGAGGACGTTATCAAGAACACGTTTGATTCATTCGTGGTCTTCAAGCCAAATCAGTCAGAACTCGCACAGGGTCGTCTCTTCGAAACGAAGCGTGTACTGTGGGGGAAGCTTTTGTCGCAAGTAGATATCTGGAAATTCGTCAAGGTTGGAATGAGGTGCTTCATGGGTGATGGCAAGCTTGGCGTAATCAAGGAAATTGCGTCGAATGGTGCATACAAGGTCGTGCTCGGAGACGATAGCATCGTGTCTACTGGAGTCGTGGAAATCGACATGAAACTGGACATGAAGATCAAGAACTTTGACAGCGCGCTTATCCTTTCCAAACTCAAGAAGACCGGACAGGTCTGCAGGCCAGAAAACTATGATGACATTATGGAATACATCAACTCGGCGAACATCAACCATGGACTTCTCGACGATTACCAAGAGTATACAAAGTGGCTAGAAAGCGAAAATTTGTGCAATGGAACGCTGCTTACTCCTCTCGGAGAGATCGCCGCCTGTATTGGTTCGATTTGCCCTGTTCTTGGTGCCAAGCTTTTGGCAGACGATGTTGTGGACGAAGACATCGTAACTGCGATTGCGTCGTTTTCGGCGGCGCGAGATAACTCATCGTCCGGAAAATCGTTCAAAATCCCTTTCGCGGACTACTGCCCGTTCTCTCTGGATTATGATTTAGTCGCTGGAGTTAAGAAATGGTTCACCGGAGACTCAATCGAAGATATTTGCAAGGCAGGAAATTTGTTCGAGGGGAACCTGATATCATGCGTAACTCAGACCAGGAACGCTATCGCCGAGCTCATCACTGCCAGTGGACCTAATGAGAAACTACAAAATATCCATGATAAATTGAACCACGGGGTTGTCAAATTTGGGTCTCTCTACTTGTAAAATCACATACCTCAATGAAATGTCAGTTTGTCGATACGAAGTATTATACATCAAAATAATCATCTGGGAATCCCATCAACCAAGCAATCCACCGATAAGACAAATACCATCCGTGACAACCTCCTTCGCTGAAACTTACTTGTGCTGATAACATCTTAACTGAGCGTTCCGTTAATGTTCGTGGTGATTTCGAATGCCTCATCATGTACGTCGGAGTTGCCCAATATTTGGCAATCACTGATTCGGTCAATATTTTGGTAATATCACATCTCACCGCGAAGGATGATTCGTTTTCTCTGGGAGAAATTATAATATTTAAAGGAGCAGTCTTCTGGTGTTTCAATTTAAACGTTGTAATCTCGCCGTTTACGGAGAACCCGTTTTTTTCATTGGATTTTCTTTTTAAAGTAGACAAATTCACCAACGTAGAAAATGCGTATCTGATCTGATCTGGCACGACGGCATTCCCAAGAAACCCAAGTAAATTTCTATTTTCTATAGAGTATTTCTCGACTTGTCGTACGGGTTCATCAAATGACCAATCAAACTTTCTGACGTCGGGAATATAAATTTTTGTATCGACAAATCGCTTGTTCAACAAACAAAACCACCTCTTACGCTGATGAAGAGCTCCGACGCACGTCGCCTGGCAAGTAATCCATCTGCAATCGTATCCAAGCTCATCAAATGCATCCACAACCACCCTAATGTTTTCTGGCGTGGATAGAACATGTGAATTTTCGAGGAATAGATACTTTGGTTCGCACTCCTTCGCAATTCTGACAACTTCTCTAAATAATCCCGACGCCTCGTGATCAAACCCAGTGCCCTTTCCTGCAACAGAAAATCCCGTACAAGGCCAACCAGCAGTGATGATGTCTACTTTTCCTTTCCACTTGGATGCATCAAATGTACACACATCGTCAAATACTGGGATCTCTGGATGCTTTTGTTCCAAGAAACCCCTCGCGTCTGTATTTTTTTCAACAAACAACAATGGCGTTACTATGCCGCGCAGACCATGTGTGATTCCTCCGATTCCACTAAAAAGATCCAACGCGCGAAGCATTTATATACGTATCGATAACAATTATGCTCCTTTTGCGAACATATCGACACTTCGTCGTATTAAATGGGGCTGTCTGGATGTATTACAATTAAATAAAAGATGCACTGCGGAATGCCACTGACCATGATCACGCCCGGAGGATTTGCGCGCAGTCTGTTGATTTTCGTAATGACACTCGTGGTATCGGTGGGTCTCGTATATATCACGGTGGGGGGGTATGTTTACTATAATTATTTTTCGTGATATCGTCAAACCAATGTATTTAACAAGACAACCCACCAGTAATGTAAAAATGAAGGCTCAGATTGTGTTCGCCTTTTTTCTACTGTTCATTGGTCTGACAGGATTCGTGACGATTCTGACTCTGGGACTCATCAATAATTTCGGCGTCGCGATGATCGGTCTGTTGGTATTTTTCTTCGTAGTGGCAATTGTCGGCCTGGTAACCGTCGTGAATAAATATGATGACTCGGAAAATGAAAATGTCGGTTTGAGTTGTTTTCACGGTGTTTAAAGGTGACGAAGATACCACGGTTTCTCCTCCTTTTTCTTAACGTTTTTGGGCAATAGGCATTCGATTTTTTTCCTTGGTGAAGTATACGTCGGACATATGAAATGTGCAAATGGGTTGGCTTTGGGTTCATGCCTTGGAACAGTGACTTCAGGAACTGCCGCATCCAACGGAATTGCGGGGTTGTCGTTTAGAATTATGTTGTAACCATTCTTAATAGAATCGTAATGTAAAATGAAATGGTTCTCCCACCAATCTAAATATTTCACAGGGACATCTCGCTTGAGCACAGATGCGTACACTTCTTCAGGAGGGTATTTCTTAAGAGCGTTCTTGAGCTTAACACAGCCAGAGTCATCACGACGATGCTCACGCATCCGGGCGAAAATTGTGCGTTTCGTCTGACCAACATAAACTTTTCCATTGGGGAACAATATCTTATAAATTATGCCCTTTTCTTCTTCAAGAATGATCATAATTTTACACACGCATATTCAAAACCATTTAAATTAATTAATTTAACAACTTTA